TTGTTCTTAAAACAAGGTGATGAATTAGAAGAAGGACTTTGGGACAATATCAGAAAGAAAAGAGCTCGTGGTGAAAAGATGAGAAAGAAGGGTGAAAAAGGAGCTCCAACCCAAGACCAAATTAAAAGAGCTCAAGAAGAATGTTGTGCAGAATGTACTGGTCACTATGACCATGTAATCACAGAATCAGAATATCAAGGTAAGAAAGTTACATTAAACAACCCTATAAGAACATCAGAAAACCCTAATAAAAAGTTTAAAGTATATGTAAAGGGTGAAAGTGGTAAAGTTGTTGTAGTTAGATTTGGTGACCCTAAAATGTCTATTAAAAGAGACGACCCTGCTAGAAGAAAATCTTTTAGAGCAAGACACGATTGTGCAAATCCTGGCCCCAAATGGAAAGCAAGATATTGGTCATGTTATCAGTGGAGAGCAAGTGCAAAAGTGGATAACTAAGATTTGGGAATGGATTAAATGTGCATTTTGGTGGTTCATAGATTTATTCAGAACTCGATACGAAGTTACTGTATCCTTTAATAAAGAATGGGGTGATGCAGATGACAGGACTTATATTGCTAAGAAACTTCATAAACAACAAGAAAAACATCTCAAATTTACAAATGAAGATAATGAGGTGGTTGAATATAGAAGTGCCGCAGGACTGAACTATATAATAAAGGAGTTATAATGTTAGAGAAAATATTATCAGAAAGATTAAATGTAGATGTATCTACAATTACAGATGAGTCACATATTGTTGATGACTTAGGTGCAGATTCATTATCAGTAGTCGAAATAGTTATGGACATTGAGTCTGAGTATGAAGTTGAAATACCAGATGAAGATGCAGAAACCCTTTTCACAGTTGCAGAAATCAAACAATGGATTGAGGATAATTCATAATGCAACAGATGTTGATAGGAATTATATTGGTTTTAGGATTAGGGGGTTATTATCTCTATAATCAAAACCAAGTATTGAGTGCAAACAATCTTGCACTTGAAGGTGCAGTGAAAGAACAACAGGCAGCTATGGATACAATGAGAGAATCCTTTGAGAAACAAGGTAAAGCATTGAACCAAATGAGTAGAAAGAATGCACAGATTGAACAAGAAATGAATTCATATCTGGATATATTTCGAAGACATAATTTAAACCAACTTGCAATTGCAAAGCCTGGCATGATTGAAAAAAGAGTTAATAACTCAACAAAGCAAGTATTTGAGAGTATAGAAAATGATAGCAAAGAATTGGACTCGTTGGACGACCCTACTTCTGATATCAACCCTAACAATTAGTGGTTGTTCGTTAATACCAACTAAGAAAGTAGAGATAGTCAGTAAACCATTGGAGATTGATATAATTCAACCGACAATGCCTAGGAACATTGATTTAAAAGAACCTAGGTTTTATGTAGTTTCAGAGGCAAAAATAACAAACCCATGCGTCAAAGACAAAGATACAGGAAAAAGAGACTGCTCGCTAGGCAAAGAAAATCCAGACTGGCCAGAAGGTTACACATACTTAGACAGATTTTTAGACGACATGAAGAAAGCCAATAGTGGTGATGTCGTATTTGTTGCAATGTCTGTCAGTGATTACGAACTCATGTCATATAACATGCAAGAACTAAGAAGATACATTCGTGAAGTACAAGAAGTTGTAGTTTACTATAGGAATGTTACCATCAAGAACCCAGATGGTTCTACAACAGAAGCCAAAGCTGCAGTCATAACCAAAAACTAAAACCAATGTCTAGATATTCGTAAGAGAGAACGAATATTACCTTGACAAATCCCAAAAACATAGTATTATAGATATATGTCTTTGTGGATTGATAAAAAATACCTTAAATTGGTATCTCCTAGGTTGAGAAATGGTAAATGGAAAGATGATAAACTCTTTAACCATTCTTGTACCTATTGTGGAGACAGTTCTAGTAACCAACTGAAAGCAAGAGGTTACCACTTCGTGCATAAGGACACCTATGTCTATAAGTGTCATAATTGTGGTCATTCTACTAATATAGGTATATTCTTAAAAGACCATGATGAAATGTTGCATAAACAATGGGTCATGGAAAAGTTTGGTAAGAAAAATGATACTAGACCAGTTGCACAACAAAACTTTACATTTGAACCACCAAAGTTCAAATCTAACATACTTGCAAGATATCCCAAAGCAGAAGATAGTGAATTATGTGTTGAATATTTGACTAGAAGAAAGATACCAAAAAAATGGTGGAAAGATTTCTATTTTGTAGAGAAATCACAAAGTCTAAGTTCGATAAATTATAAGTATAATAAGAGAGTTTTAGGAAACGACCCAAGACTAGTTCTACCCTTCTTTGATAGACAAAATAATCTTATAGGAATAACTGGTAGAGCATTAAATAATTCACAACTAAGATATTTAACATTACGATTCGATGAAGAAAAACCACTTATTTTTAATCTCGACAAAGTTGATTTCAACCAACCTCTTTATGTTGTTGAAGGGCCAATTGACTCTTTATTTCTGGACAACTGCATTGCAGTCGCAGGTTCAGACTTCTCTAAGGTAACAAACGAAATTAGTAAGAGTGGTTCTACTCTTATTTTTGACAATGAACCTCGGAACAAAGAAATCATCAAGAAGATGAGGTCTATGGGTGACCAAGGATATAAGGTTTGTGTTTGGCCAGAGACGATAAGGGAAAAAGATATTAATGATATGGTACTTAACAAGATACCATCAATCGTTGATGTGATTAATAATAATACAAGACAAGGTTTAGAATTATCCCTTGCAATTAATAATTGGAGTAAAGTATAGTGAATGGTAATGGTTTAAGTATTACAAAGAGGGATGGGTCAAAAGAGAATTTAAATTTAGAAAAAATTCATAGAATGGTAGAAGCTGCATGTAAAGGTATCAATGGAGTATCTGCATCACAGGTTGAAATGAGTGCAAACTTGTCGTTTTATGATGGAGTAACTACTCAAGAAATTCAAGAAACATTAGTTAAATCTTCATCAGATTTAATATCATTAGATGCACCTAATTATCAATATGTTGCATCTAGATTATTATTGTTTGCAATTCGTAAGGATGTATTCAATACTAAATGGAAAGATAGTAAAATCTATCCACCATTGAAAGATATCGTAGAAAGAAATATCGAATATGGTGTTTACGATAAAGATTTAATAAATTATTATGACGATAAGGAGTGGGATAAACTCAACTCGTATTTGAATCATAACAGAGACATGTTGTTTGCATACGCAGGTCTCCAACAGGTAGTGGACAAGTATCTCGTACAAGACAGGTCATCTGGTAAATTGTATGAGACACCTCAGTTCATGTATATTTTGATTAGTGCAGTTCTTTTTAAGGACTACCCTAAAGAAACGAGATTAAATTATGTTAAAAAATATTATGACGCAATTAGTCAATTTAAAATCAACATTCCAACCCCAGTTATGGCAGGGGTTAGAACTCCTCTTCGACAGTTTGCTAGTTGTGTTCTGGTCGACAGTGATGATACTCTTTCAAGTATCTTCTCTTCTGATATGGCTATTGGTAGGTATGTTGCACAGAGGGCTGGTATTGGTATCAATGCTGGTAGGATTCGTGGAATCAATTCTAAAATTCGTGGTGGAGAAGTACAGCACACAGGAGTTATACCTTTCCTCAAGAAATTTGAATCTACTGTCAGATGTTGTACCCAAAATGGTGTTCGTGGTGGAAGTGCTACTGTCCACTTTCCAATCTGGCATCAAGAAATTGAAGACATTATTGTTCTCAAAAACAATAAAGGAACAGAAGATAATAGAGTCAGAAAACTTGACTACTCAATCCAATTAAGTAAGTTATTTTATGAACGATTTATCAAAGACGAAGACATTACTTTGTTTAGTCCTCACGATGTGCCTGACCTCTACGATGCATTTGGAACAGAAGGGTTTGATGAACTTTACGAAAAGTACGAGAGAGCATATTCAATCCCTAAAAAGAAAATAAGTATAAGAACATTAATGATGGACTTGCTCAAGGAAAGAGCAGAGACAGGAAGAATTTATATTATGAACATTGACCATAGTAATAGTCATAGTTCATTCTCAGATAAAGTAAGTATGTCAAATTTATGTCAAGAGATTACTTTACCTACAAAACCAATCTCACATCCAGATGATGAGGATGGAGAGGTTGCACTTTGTATTTTATCTGCAATCAATGTGGGTTCAATCAAGATAGATGAACTACCAGAACTTTGTGAACTTTCAGTTCGTGGATTAGAAGAATTAATTGATTATCAAAAATATCCAGTGAAAGCTGCAGAGGTATCAACCAAAGCAAGAAGGTCATTAGGAATAGGGTATATTGGACTTGCACATTACCTTGCAAAGAATAAAGTTAAGTATGATGATGCAGAAGCACATAAATTAGTACATGAACTTACAGAAAAGTTTCAATATAGTTTACTAAGAGCATCAGCTCAACTTGCATCAGAAAAAGGTAAATGTGAATGGTATGATAGTACAAAGTATGCAGAAGGATTATTACCTATTGATACCTATAAAACAGATGTTGATGAGATTGTAAAACCAGTATATAAAGAAGATTGGGAGAAGCTCAGAACTGTAATTAAGGTACATGGACTAAGACATAGTACATTATCTGCACAGATGCCCTCTGAGAGCTCCTCAGTGGTCTCTAACGAGACAAATGGTATTGAACCACCAAGAGACTATTTAAGTGTCAAGAAATCGAAGAAAGGGCCTCTAAAGCAGATTGTTCCATCATATCAAGTGTTACAGAACTTTTATACACTTTTATGGGACATGAAAGACAATGATGGGTATATCAAGGTAGTTGCAGTAATGCAAAAGTTTTTTGACCAAGGTATTAGTGGAAATTGGTCTTACAACCCAGAAAACTATGAAGATAATGAAGTTCCTATCTCTGCAATGGCAACAGACCTTCTTAAGACATATAAATATGGTTGGAAAACATCTTATTATCAAAACACATATGATATGAAAACAGATGAAGTAATTGAGGTTCAAGATGAACCACTTCCAGTAGTGGAAGATTTAGATGATGAGGAATGTGACGCATGCGCCATATAGATTACGCAAGAAAAAGTAAAGAAGAACAAGATAATAACAAACAAGAGATTCTTAATACTAACAATCTTTTAAAAGAAGATATATTAGAATCTTACGAATTATCATTGGAAAAAAGACTAGAAGTCTTTAATCCAGAAACAGATTATGCAGATGATGTTCCAGAGATAACTAAACAAGGTTATCAGTTTGCAAAGAATAGATTCTTTGTTGCAAGAAACTTTTTTGAAAAAGACCACATTGAATGGACTTCTCATATGTTTAAGTTTCAAGAACATAGAAAACAATACTATCGTGAAGAACATATCATAGGTGAAAACTTTGATGATAGAGGTAAAGGATTAGATACATGGGTTAGTAAAGGAATGCCTTTTCCTAACTATGGAGAAACTATTCTTTTAATGTATCAAAAGAAAATTGAAGAATTGTTTGGATATAGATTAGTCCCAACATATTCGTATGGAAGAACTTATGACAGACATTCAAGATTGTTGAGTCATACTGATAGACCATCATGTGAGTTCAGTGCAACTTTTCCTATATCATATAATACAGATAATGGTAAACCATGGTCAATATGGATTCGTAATGATATGAACTTTTGTGGAATGGATAATGAAGACTCATGGAATTTATCAATGAATGCACCTTTCAAGGATAGAGAGAATTGCACTCAAGTTTTATTAGAGCCAGGTGATGCATTATTTTATCAAGGTAGTAATGTAATACACTGGAGAGATAGATTAGCAGGTGAGTCTGCAAGACAAATCTTTATACATTATTTACATGCAGATGGCCCTATGTATAGAGATTTTCCAATACTTGCATATGATGGTAGACCATCGGTTTATCATGGAACAGGAAGTAAACAGGGTAGAGCATGGGACGAGGCAAACAGCATAATACAAAAAAGAAATGAGTATTGGAAGTATGGAAACACAGGAATAACAGACCCCATCACAGGTAAACCATGTGGTAAAGGACACGAGAAATATGAGTAAAGTATTTAATAGAAATAAAGTAAACTTTTTAAAGAATCCAATCTTCTTTGGAGAGGAACTTAATACCCAACGATATGACGATTTTAAATATCCGATTTTCGACAAGTTAACACAAAGACAATTGGGTTACTTCTGGAGACCAGAAGAAGTTTCTCTTCAAAAAGATAGGAACGATTACAATGAACTAAGTAAAGCACATAAACATATCTTTACTAGTAATCTAAAGTATCAAACACTTTTAGATTCAGTTCAAGGTAGAGGCCCTGCTACTGCATTATTACCTTTCTGTACTCTTCCAGAGTTAGAAGGATGCATTATTACATGGGACTTTATGGAAACTATCCATAGTCGTTCCTATACTTACATGATAAAGAATCTGTATCCAGACCCTTCAAAAGTGTTTGATACAATTCTAGACGATGAGAAAATCATTGCAAGAGCAGAGTCAGTAACAAAAAGATATGATGAGTTTATAGACTATGCACAAAGATATAGTTTAGGTTATGAAAAGGATGAATACGAACTTAAGAAAAGATTATATCTTGCACTTATAAGTATCAACATACTTGAAGGACTTCGTTTCTTTGTATCATTTGCATGTACTTTTGCATTTGGTGAAATGAAAAAAATGGAAGGGTCTGCAAAGATTATAAGTTTCATTGCAAGAGACGAAGCACAACATCTTGCAATTACTCAACACATTCTAAAATGTTATCAGAATCAAGAGAAAGATAAAGTTATGACTAAGGTCATGAAGGATTGTGAACCAGATGTTTACCAGATGTATGAAGAAGCAGTCAAAGAAGAAAAAGATTGGGCAGAATACTTATTCATACATGGTAGTATGTTAGGACTATCTACTACACTTTTAAGTCAATATGTTGAATACATTGCAAACAGAAGACTTCGTGCAATTGGTTTAAATCCTATATATGAGGTATCAAGTAGAACTAATCCATTACCATGGACACAACATTGGTTGACATCAAAGGGTCAACAGAATGCACCACAGGAGACTGAAATTGAATCTTATGTCATCGGTGGTATCAAACAAGATATTAAAGAAAATACCTTTGAAGGATTTAAATTATAATGAAAGAATTAGGAATGGTATTATTTGGTTGTTTAATTTTTACTGGATTTTTTGCAACTGTAATATATCCAGACATGGAGTACAAAGGATACCCTAGTACACATTCATGTACTGGTATGTGTTATGCAGAGTATGTCGAAGTTAATGGAACAGTAGTAGAACAACTTAGAGCAAAACAAGAACTTGCAAACTTAGACGAGTTCAGTGATATTAGAAGTTTATGGAGTGGGTGTGCAGCTTGTCATGGACAAGAGGGTCAAGGAATGGCAGTATTCCCTAAACTTGCTGGTCAAACCCAAGACTACATTGTGGATAGACTTAACACATATAAGAATAGAGGTGAAGTCGGTGCAATGAGTTCTACAATGTGGGGTCAAGCAGGTATGTTATCCGATGCAGAGATAAATATGTTAGGTAAATTTATTGAGGTAGAATTAAAATGATAGAAATATTTGGAAAAACACAATGTCCTTTTTGTGACAAAGCAAAACAACTTTGTGAAAGAGAAAAATTAGAATTTGTCTATAAACAATTAGACACAGACTTTACAAGAGAAGAACTCTTTGAAGAATTCCCTACTGCAAGAACCTTCCCTCAAATTAGGATTGATGGTGAAGCAATAGGTGGATACCAAGAACTATATAAATGGTTCACAACTGATTGGAACGAAAAATAGGGAGATAACAATTATGCAAGACCCAGAACAGGTAAGGTCTTTTTATTGTGGAGAATGTGGTGCAGAAGGTGATGTTGAATATGATTTGGGTGATGGATATGAAATTAAATTTTGCCCATTTTGTGGTTCAGACTTAGAAATAGAAGATGAATTTGATATACAGGAAGAATTAGATTTCGATGAATAGAGCAGTAATATTAGATGCATTAAAAACATCTAGAGTAAAAATAGATTTTAGGTCTTTAAATTCGGACAAGAATATCAGTGGAATTTATAAAGGTCATTCGGCAAGACAAAGTATTCAAAGCAACAAGGTTGTAGTTTGGGATACTGTTAATGAAAAATGGGATGACATAGAATGGGATACAATTATATCATGGGAAAAATTAAGTGAAACCTCAGTCTGCTAAAGCAAAAGGTCGTAATCTACAAAAGTGGACTAGAGAAAGACTAATAGAAGAATTAGATATTCATCCAGAGGATATCAAATCTACTTCTATGGGTGCTGGTGGTGAAGATGTCACCATGGCAAGAGCGGCTAGAATAAAGTTTCCATATTCAATAGAATGTAAGAATCAAGAAAAGTTAAATATTTGGTCTGCATACGAACAAGCAGAATCAAATTGTGGGGACTACGAACCACTTGTAGTCATTAAAAGAAATCGTCAAAAAGCATTAGTTGTTTTAGACGCAGAGGCATTCATTAAAATGCATAAGGATGAATAAAATATCAGATTGGTTTGCAATGTCAATGACGAAGTTCTTTCGTTTTGTTGCAGACACTTTTTTTGCAAAGAGATATGGACATCGTGCAGTTGTCCTAGAAACAGTAGCAGGTGTGCCAGGCATGGTTGCTGGTATGTGGATACATCTTAGAAGTCTTCGTAAAATGGAAACAGGGTATGGCCCTAAAATTAGAGAACTTCTTGCAGAAGCAGAAAATGAAAGAATGCATCTTATGTTCTTTGTAGAGATTACCAAACCAAATATCTTTGAAAGATGGTTGGTCTTGTTTGCACAAGCAATCTTTTGGTGTTTTTACTTTGTTCTATATGTTTTATTTCCTAAAACTGCACATAGAATGATACATTACTTTGAAGAAGAAGCAGTAAAGTCATATACAGAATACCTTAAGATGGTAGAAAGTGGTCAAGTAGAGAATATTCCAGCACCACAACTTGCAATTGATTATTACAAAATGAAAAAGAATGCAAAGCTTTCAGACTTAATCAAAAAAGTCAGAGCAGATGAACAACATCACAGTAATATAAACCTCAAATATAGTGATTGACATATAGGTACATATTTTGATATACTTACATAGTAAGTTAAGAGAAACCGAGGTTAGTTACCTTGCCAGCAAGATTGGAGTCAAGAACAAATAACGATTGTGAGATAGAAGACCTTAACCAGAGACCCCAGTTAACCTGCTGAAGAGTGAGAAGTGACTGGGGTTTTGTTTGTTTGACACATGGGTACACTTTTTGATATACTACATGTATATTAAATAGTGAGGAAAATATATGTTAAGTAAAACTTTAATCAAAGAACTCTCAAAATTGGGTTCTGTTTCTGAGTTAAATGAGGTAATCTCATTCTCAAAGTCTGTAGTCGAGGGTAAAACCAAAGCTGCTCTTCAAGTAGGTCAAAAAGTCTATGTGGTTCAAAAGACTAAACGAACTCTTGGTACAATTACTAAAATTGCAATCAAGAAAGCAGTGGTTGAACTTCCACAAGGTTCTTACAGAGTCCCACTTTCAATGTTGGAGGCTGCATAAATGTTTAACGAATACATCAAAAACAGTTACGAAGTCGAGAGTGACTTCGTTGCTGGTACTTCATTACAAGGATACACAGATGCAATTTCATTCTATGACTTGGTTGAACTCTTTGGTAAACCAACTGAGGATTCTGCAATAGATGAAAAAGTTAATGTATCATGGTCTATCACTGGTAAAAGATACTACATTGATGAAGATGGTGATGAAGATTGGGATTATGTAAAAGCAACAATCTACAACTGGAAAACTGGTGGTGTTCCTCAAGGTAATTATGAGTGGCACATTGGTGGTACTGGTTGGGACTCCATTGAATTTATAGAAACAATAATCAAAGAACAACTAAAACCAGAGTACAATTGGAATGATTGATGTGACAATTATGGGGCCACGAGGTGGTCGTGTCAAAGATATAGATGAATCATTAATCTATAATTATATTATAGAAGCATGTAAAGAACTAAAAATTAGACAGGCAGACATAGAAGTCTTGGTATACAATAAGTTTCCAAGTGATTATGATTATGCAATAGGTTTTTGTTATGGTGATGTTGAATCTGTAACAATTGAATTAACAAAAGAAGATGATAATATGTTTCAAACACTTGCACATGAAATGATTCATGTGAAACAATTTCTAGAAGATAGATATCCAAGTGAACGAGAAGCAAAAAAACTAGAAGAAAAACTTCATAAAAAAGTAACTGAAAGGATGGGATACTAATGTACACATACTACAAAGAAATAACAGATTGGAGTGACTCTGGATGCAATGTTCCAAATCATACCTACATCTTTAATGAAAAGAATCAGAATGTAGGATACATTAAAACTGGAACTAAAGAAGAACTCTTCTATAAAACTCCATCTAAACTATTTTCGAAATCCAGACGAAAATTTATAAAACTTGACAGATAGGTACACCTTATAGTAGAATAGAATTATGACATTACAAGAAATGATAAACAATTACGAAACCTTGACTGAGGAACAACAAGCTCATGTAGATGCAGCTCTTGATGCACAATCAGATGAAGGTCTATGTCTTTGTGGAGAACCAATGGGTTCTACCAGTGAGTGTTATTCTCACATGACGCAAGGCATATAACAGTTCGAAGTGACAACTCATAGCAGTTGTATATTGGGTGGGAGTCTGATTCTCCCTTAAAATCCCTCAAGGTGCTGATGGTTGGGTTTACTCTCTCCTTCCCCATCATCGTTGTCACTTCACTTTTTAGAGAGACGAGGAAAATAGTTATGGCACAGCCACAACAACAACAGATATGTGATTTCAAAACACATAAGGAGTGGAAAGATTTTGAAAAAGAACTTAAAAAACAAGTTGCTGAATCTCAAAGAAAAAGCAAAGAAACAGTCTAGTAGTTTTACTACAGAAGAGTTAAAGAACTCTACAAGGATTTTTAAATCTGCAACACCAAAGTATACATGGGATTGGTATCTTAAGTGGGTATCATCTGCATTAGTACTAAGTGCAATGTCAATTCGTGGTATTCCAGAACTACAACACATAGATTTGATATTATCAATCTGTGGTATCACTGGTTGGGTAGGTGTTTCTATTGCATGGAAAGATAGAGCATTGATTATGTTAAACACTGTAGGATTGTTTTTCCTACTTAGAAATTTGATTACATTATGGGTACAATAAATTATACAAACAGTTTAAGGTATGACAGTACTGGTCGTAAAAGAAAGACCAAGAGTCTAAAGACAAAGAAAAAATGTCATACTGTGTCATACTCAAGGCATATTCCTAGTCAAGTAGAGTTGGACAGAATAAAAGCAAGTGAAGAGTTTGCAAAAAAATATCCTTCGATGGGTGTTAATGCAAGACCATCTAAAAATGTGGATAACTCTTGGAAGTTAGAAGAGTCTAAAAAGTTTACAGTTGCACCAGCATACAACAAAGGTGCATATCAAGTTATACCAAAGGGGGATGTAAAATGGATTGGGAAGTAATAGAGATATTAGATACCTTAATTGTAATAGGTATCACTATTTTTGCTGGAATGTTTGCATACTATTCAAGTATCATAGTTGCAGAAGAAAAGAAAGCAAAAAG